GGGAGCCTCGCTCTTGGAGGACATTGTGAAGACGAAACCGCAGCTCGTGGCAAGGCTCTACAGAAACCTCGACCATTACTATATCCACTACACGGGTGGCAGTTGGCGACAGAACGACGTGAACAATCAGCTTGCATGGCTCGAAGCCAACAAAGCCCTGTGGACAATTCCTGAAAACAAAGACGTGAAGTTGTTCGTCTGCACGCATACCGACTTCGAGCCGGTAGTGAGCAACGAGCACTATGAGGTCATAGATAGCCGCACTGATGGCGACTTTTATGAAAATTCAAAATTCAAAATTCAAAATTCAAAATCGAAGGCAAAAGCGGAACAAAATTCAAAATCGAAAGCAAAGGCAACTAAGGCGAAGAAAGCAGATGCTGGTACGAAGGTGCCTGGGCCGTTCTATTCGGAGTTGCTGCACATGTACCGCGTGAGCCAGCAGAAGAACCTACCGAAGTACATCGGTTTCGTGCAGTACCGCAAGTATTTCTCGTTCTTCGATGACTTGCCAGACATTCCCGCCACCATTGAGGCGCACGGCATGATTACGCCTACACCCGTTGATTTGAAGATGCCTATGCACCAGCAGTGGGGAACGTGGGGGAACATTGAAGACCTTGACCTCGCTACGGAAATCGTGAACGAGAAATATCCCGAACTTGCAAAGGTGTGGAATGCCAACCTACAGAAGAAGTCTATGCACCCAGGAAGCCTTCACATCATGGCGACTGAGGAATGGAAGGAAATGGTGGCAGTGGCTTGGGATGTCGTGAATGAATGGCTCAAACGTATCGGCGGCGACATAGACAAACGCATCGAAGAGAATCAAGAGAAGTATCATATCGGGCAGGCTCAATACATGGACCAGCCAAACGAGCGGCGCGTCGGTGGCAACATCTGCGAAAGGATTGTGAGTGCTTGGGCAGACTGGAAGCATCCGAACGCTGCACAGTTCCCGCTGGTGATTGCTGCGGAGAAGATTGCGCCCAATTTTGAGAAGTAAACCCACAGTCGTAATTTGTACGAATAATAAAAGGAAAGAGTATGGCATTGTTTAACATATTCAGAGGTACAAAGCAGCGTGAGGCTACGCCAGGCATACCGTCGAGCACTACACCTAAAGATGCAGCGCAAAAGGCAGATGCGGTAAGTGGCGGTTCGTTTGAAGAGCGAATTGTCTATGCCCGCAGTCCGCGTGTAGCTCTTACGGTGAGTGCCGTTTATCGTGCCGTTGAACTCCGAGCCAAGACCATCGGACAGATGCAGATGCAGTATCAGTACCGAAGCAAGGAGGGTGGAAACTTCATAATGGACGTGTCGAAGCCTCGCGCTGGGATTGTTCCTTTTGGAACAAAACTCAACTATCTCTTGCAGATTGAGCCAAACCCGTTGATGTCCGCACAAAGTATGTGGGAACAGGTGACGATAAACCGCCTTATGCTTGGCAATGGCTTCATCTATATCGAGCGCGACGAGCTTGGAGAACCGAAATATCTGTGGCTTGCTGAATGTGGCGGTTACGACCTCGGATCGAAGAAGTACATTATCACCTATATGGGCGAACTTGGTATCGTGAAGAATAGGGCTGTTGACTTCGACGACGTTCTCCACTTTCCGAACACATACCGCGAGCGCAACGGCTTCTGGGGTATATCGACACTGAAGTTTGCATTCGACACGTTGAGCTTGATTAAGACAGAAGGTCAACTTGCACTCGAAACGGCCGCAAAGGGTGGACGCGTGAAAGGCTTTATCAGTGAAGAGCAACGCGGTCAGCAGGGGCTGCTTTCCGGTGGATTGTTCAGTAAAAATGCAACTGACGCATACGCAGAGGAACTGAATAAAAAGGTATATCACCAGGATATTGTTGCGCTGCGTGGACTCGAGAAGTTCCAGAATGTGAGCCTCACAGCGCAAGACATGCAAATGATGGAATTGCTTGGTATGTCTCAGGATGACATAGCAAGATTCTACGCGACTCCGAGGCCGCTTCTGATGATGGACACCAACAGCCATTATACGACATATACCAACGCCACGATGGAGTACCTGAGCCGCACGATTGCGCCGGATGGTGCAGAAATGGAAGCAGAGTGTTTCCGAAAGTTCCTCGGCATCTATGACTTCGGGCAGCATCGCTTCCACCTGTGCGAACAGCCATTGCTCCGCATGGATAAGAAGACACAGGCAGAGGTGGATATGCTCAACTTGCAAACGGGCGCAAAAACCGTCAATGAAGTGCGTGCTGAACACGATATGCCATCCGTAGAGAATGGCGACGAACCACTGGCAAGCGCAAACCTTATGACCTTGAAGGCTCTCATGGCAAAGGGAGAAGCCGGCACAGAATTAAAGCCAGGAACGTACACCGTGGCAAGTCCGAAACCAGCCGCCAAGGAAGGCGAGGAAACCGCATGAAGTTAGTATAGCAAACCGCATAAAGTTAGTATAGCAAACAGCAGCGGTTTAGTATAGAAACCACAAGCGGTTGAGTATAGTAAACACAAGCGATAAAATACAGCAAAGTATGACAACCAACCCGACGAAAGAGGAAATCGACGCTCTGGAGCGCGAGATTCAGCAACAGAGAAAGAAGCGCGACCGCCAAGTGAAACGCGCAGTAAACCCACAGCGATAATTCGCCCGATTATTAGATACATACATTTATAACAACTTGAAATGAAACAGACACGATTCATCCCGATTAACGACTGCGGCTTGCAACTGCGCGAGCCACAGGAGGGGCAGCAGGATAGCCGCACCATCGAGGGCAGGCCAATCGTCTTCGGTGTGCGAAGCGTGAACCTCACCCCATGGAGTCAGACACGAAAAGTGTACGAGATTCTGGAGCCCGGTTGTATCAGTCAAGAATTACTACAACGCTCGGATGTGGTTCTCAATCTGAACCATAACAGCGACGTGGTGAATATACTTGGCCGCTACAGGAACAATCCCGAAAAGGATACTCTGCAACTGGAAATGCGCGGGGACGGTATTGACTGCCGCTGCGACCTCCCCAACACAAACAATGCCAACGACACGCTGGAACTCATCAAGCGTGGCGACATCAACGGCATGTCTTTCGCCTTTGAAGATGACTATGAGGACACCGAAAAGGGTGTCAGCTATGAGCGCACAAAGGATGTGGAAGACGGCAAGGAAGTATGGCTGCGACATGTGAAGCGCATCACCGGCTTGTATGATGTTTCAATCGTCACTCATCCAGCCTACGAGCAGACAACCGTAGCAACGCGCGAGGCATCGGAAGCTATCGACAAAGCCATTGACGAGCAGTTGAAGCGCGAGTGTGGCGGCGGCACAGATGACGAAGAGGCAAAGCGCAAGGCCGAAGAGGAAGCCAAGAAAAAGGCAGACGAAGAGGCAAAGGCACAAGCCGAGCGCGAAGCTCAGGAAAAGAAAGAACGTGAAGCCGTTGCAGTGATGCGTATGCGTCAGCGCAGGCTCGCACTTGAACAAGACAAAGAAAATGAATCCTTTATTTATTAACCCCTTAAAACGTTTTAAGTTATGACGAAAAAGGAAATCGCTGCAAAGGCAGCACGCAACCGCGAGATTCAGTCTCGCATGTCAGCAATCTATCTCCAGATGGAGAAGGAGAAGCGTGAAGAGTACACCGCTGAGGAGAAGCGCGAAATGGCCGAACTGAAGCAGGAGCTGGAGGAGAACCACCGTGAGATTATGCTCTCAAAGGACGAGGCAGCTATTGCCGAACTCCGCGAGAACATCGACCGCAACAAGCAGTACCGCGAGTATTTGCAGGCTGTCCGTCAGAAGCGCGAGGACAACACCATCACTCTCGCTCCGAAGAGTCCTAATGACGGCTCTTCTATCACCGAGTCTGGTGCAATCAACCTCTACATTGAGGACATCATCGACACAAAGGAGAATGGCCTTGGCCGTCCCGTTGGTCAGAGCTTCATCACCGGAGTAGAAGGCGACGAGCTCTATCCCTACAGCATCAACGATGTAGAGATTGAGGAAGTCGGCGAAATCGACGCAGTGAACGACCAGGCTCTCGAGTTCACCAATGTCAAGGTTGTCAGCAACCGTGTCAGCCTCTCCGTTGGTATCAGCAACAAGGCTATCGACAACGCAGCATTCGACCTTGTGGCTTTCGTGCTCTACAAGATCCAAAAGGCATGGCGTATCTACTTCGCCAAGAAGAACTACAGCCATGCCAACTGGAACAAAAACAAGGGTGCATTCTCACTGGTTACACCTGGTGAAATGACTCTCGACAACACCATCGGTGCTCAGATTGACGAGGCATTTGCCGACATCGCTGAACTCGGCTTCGACGACGAGGGCTGCGTAATCATCAGCCCGCGCATGGAGGCCAAGCTGAAGCACACCTTCGAGGGCAACGGCGTGGCTGCACACCCCATCATCGAGAACGGCCTGCTCTGCGGTCACCCCTACGTCTCCACCAAGCACATCAACTACACGTTGAACTCCGCTGGCAAGTACGCCAAGGACGCAGACGAGTACATCGGTATCGGTCTCTTCCAATACCTGCCTATCCAGCAGCATGGACTCGTCCGTCAAACGGTCGATGCAACAAGTGCTGCTGTGGCTAAGGTCAACAAGACCGTCATCGTCTTCTCGACAGAGATTTCAATTACCGAGCTTTCCAGCAAGGTGAACGGAAACGACAGCGGCAAGCCTCAGGCATTTGCTCTGTTCAAGGTCGTAGAATCCGAGCCCACAACCGTCTAAAATCTCTCAAGCAGGTTCATAGTTCCTGACAGTCGGGCGGGAAGCGGCAAGGAGTAAGTCTGAGCGACAGACTTCCCGTCCGACACTTTCTCAAAACAGCAGCAAGCAACAATGAAAAAAGTTGACGAAATAATCTACGACGCACTCCGAGCAGATGCCGACATCATGGAAGCCACAGGCGGAAGGATAGTCAGCACTTGCTTCGAGATTCCGCCTACGGAGGACGACAACACGCCCATCCCCTACATCATCATCGCGGACGACGGTTTCCAAAACCAACAGACCACGAAGGACAATGTGTGGGAAGCCGTGGAGGACCAAGTGCAGGTGAGCGTCGAGATAGCTGCTGCCAGTCCTGGTGAAGTGGACGAGCTTTTGCGGAAGGTGCGCCGAGCCGTTGAACAGTACGTCGTGCAGATGTACGAACAAGGCGAAGACACCCCCGAGCTTGTCTCACTCTCCAGCGACGGGAAAGCATGGGACTGGGAGAAACCATGCTATTTTACACATCTAACCTATCAATGCATCATTAAAGCAGATACCGAAGATGAGTAAGAAGACAGAACAGCCGGAAGTTGAGCAGGCTCAGCAAACCGAAGTGCCTGCTGCACAAGCAGCAGAGGAAACAACGTCGCAGCCTATCGACGTGTTGCGCGAAAAGGGTAAAGTTACCCTATACGCACCAACACTCGAAAAGCTGAACCAAGACGCTCTCGAGCTGATAGCAGCAGCAAAAGCAGATGGAAACGTATCTGCCGGAGCCGCTGGCTATAATGTTATCAAAGGTTACACCATACTCATAACTCTAAAGAAGGAGGACTAATATGGCAACATTAAAAGGTCAAAATCTCAGAATCCTGGCAGAAGCTTTCGATGGCTCCAGCTATGCCGTGATAGGCATGAGCACGAACTGCACGATTACGCTCACGAACAACACTGAAGACGCAAACACCAAAGACGATGTAGGACTTGCTTCAAAGCCCGAAGTTGTCAGCAAGGCTTGGTCAGTCCAGGTGGATTCGCTGAATGTCTTGAACGCAATGGCAATGCTCTCGATAATCAAAGGCATGCAGAAGGTAGAAATTATGTGGGATGAAGTCGGAACGTCCGACAACCAAACACCCGTGACAGGTTCTGGTGCCGCTGCTTATGCCCGCAAAGGCCAGGCGTATCTTTCCGATTTGACACTGTCGTTCAACGACAGAGAGAACTCCGCAAAGAATTTGCAGTTTACGGGTGCAAGCCCGCTCGAAGTCATTCCTACAACTGGAATGACCTACGGGGTTCTCCTGCCAGGCAGCTACACCAAGGGCCAGTTCGTTCGTCTGTTCCTCGGAAGCGACAACACGACAACACCCGCAAAGGTTATTGCCTATGCCAAGCAGCTCCAGCTGCACGTATCTTTGCAGATGGAAGACGCAACAACGAAGGACACCGCAGGAAACTGGCAAATCCAAGAGCCAACCGGCTTGTCTTATGACATTACGAGCAACGCACTTGTTCGTGGCGGCGACACCATCACCTCACAAGTTCAGGCGCAAGGCCTGTCCGAGATTGAATCAATCTTTGAGGCAGGAACGCCCGTGAA